GCCACCCCCGTTTTCTTTTTATGTTATAATGAGGCCACAGCACCATGAGTCGGAAGGAAACCATGGCTGAGACAGATAGGGAGCGGGCCGAGTTGGAGGCCATGCTCGAACAAGAGTTCAAGCGGGACGACAGATTTGCGAGCACTGCTGGTGCTCCGAAGACTGCTGACGCTGTGTTGGGCCTGGTCCTGCCCAAGTCCGCGCGTGGGCGTCTTCCACTGACGCTCACCGATTACGTAGGTGAAGACAACCCAGCACGAGTGGAATGGGAACGACAGGTTCGCCTGTTCCTTCGCAGTCTCCGGCCGTCCACGCGTTACCGTGGTCACAAGGTCAATGCACCCATGATCTTCGAGTGGGTGACTGGCGTGACGATCAAGGAGATTCAAGAAGCGGAGGGCGTCGACCTGGCGGAGTGGCGCGGTGGTGCAGCCAACGGCTCAGCCAACATGCACCTGCGTCACATCAACGCGATCCTCGCTGAGTACTTTGGCAAGCCGCGTAAGACGACCATCATGGGTCGGCACGTCGGCAAGGCCTACGATGTGCCGCGAGGGTTCAGGACCGAGCGACGTAAGCCGCTGTGCCTGACCCTGTGGCCGGAGTGGGACGAGGGGCAGCTAGACCGTGAAGCGGTCTGACCCCGGCTACGCGCGCTGGAAGGCAGTCGAGCGTCAGCGCATCTGGAGAATCCAGAACGAGGCGAACCCAATCGTTGCGCTCCCGCTCAGTGAGCGTGTCATGCCTGCGACGTTCGGGCTCGAAGAAGCGTACTGGCATCCGCTCGCTTGCGAGTGTGCTCAGTGTCAAGGAGCCGTCCCCAAGGCTATGAAGCAGCTCAGACTCGCAGAGTCGCCGATACCAGCTGCTGTCAAAGCACAAGGTTCGAATCTTCCACAACTTCCTCGTCTGGTTTTGCGCCGCCTTCAAGACGTAGCAGAATCAGTTCAGTCGAGGGAAGAGACAGCGAAGTAACAGCGTCGAGCACGACCTTGGCCGCAAGCCGGGAGCGAGGGCTGTTGCTGCGAGCGTAGATGCTGGCGACTGTCGCGAGCCGCTGCATCCACAGCCACTCGAACCGCGAGTCGTCGGTGTCGCAGTGGTCGTCAGGAATCTCCGACCTCAGTTTGCGCTGGAACGGTACGACGTCAGTCATTGGGTACCTCCGGTTCCGGTGTCACGATGCCTTTGGTGAGGTCAACGAGCTTGACGCCCACGGCATTCTTGGTGGCAGGAGCGGTGCCGGTGCGCCGGACGCCGGTCGTCCTGTTCAGGATGATACGCTGAGCTCGGATTGCCTGGTTCATGGCACCCTTGGAGCGGTCAGGGTTGTTGGCGATGTCGAACAGGTTGCGAGCGATGAGCTCCCAGACCGGCATGTCGAGTCGCGGCGTGTCCGGCCAGTCCGGGTTGTCGTCGACGTATAGCAGAGCCTTACGGACAGTGACGTGCTTGGCAAGCTTAGCCAAAGTAGAACCTCCCACGTTCTCTAATTGCGCGGCGGACTAGACGCTGACGAAGTGCACGCATTTGGTCCCACTTCTGAGGACCACAGAAAGCGCGAACATGGCAGCTATAAAAGTAATACTCGAGTTTCCACGCTCGCTTGATTGCTTTGCGGTACGTCCAGTTCGTGAAGCGCATCAGTAATACCCCGAGTAATCTTCTTCGTAATTGCTGGTACGTGATCCAACGTTACTGCTGACGAGTGTTCCGAAGAACGCAATCTCCTTAGTGGCCTGAACCACGTAGCGGAGTGCGTCCATCATGTGCGAGTACTTGTTGTGAACAGGATACGGGCTGTACTCGCCGGTGGACTCGTTGTAGGAGTACTTATAGTTCTCCATACAGTCGAGAACACGGTCGCAGTTGGGACGAGTCGTGCTGTTGTTCTCGTCGTCCTGTAGACCGTTGATGAACGTGTTGTACATCTGGAGCCGGACGCTCTGCACCATCGTGATGACGTCAGCGGCATCAGTGTTGGGCAGGCCCTTGACGGTCCAGATGTTCGTACCCTTGGCGAGCACATAGACGTTGGGGAAACGCTCGCGCATGAGGTCAGCGGCAGTCGTGTTGATTGCCGCAACGTGGTGGTCACCATCCCACGGTAGAATGATCTGTTGGAGCTGACCGAACCAGGGACGACGAGCAAGTTCATCGACATACTCAGGCAGTGCCTTGCCGTGGCCTTCGCCACAGTCGATGAGGTAGAGCTTCTTGCTCGATGCGTCCCACTGGAAGGCAATCCAGGCGGTAGCATCGGAGTGCTTGCCCGCTGAGCCGATGTCAAAGGCAACGTAGACAGGACGCTCGCGGAAGTAGTTGAATGAAGAGTGACGTTTCTCGGCCTTGAGCTGCATGAGCGCTTCACCATAAACGGCAGAGGCGTCCATCTCTTCGAAGGAGCAGTGATACTCCTGGGCGAACATACGGATGTTGCCGAAGCGACGGCGGTAACTTTCCTCAATGACCTCAAGCTGTGCCTGAGTTAACAGGGGCGCAGCTCCTGCGTTGCGCATGATTGCGTTCAGATCATCAATCCCACGGATGATGATCTGAGCATCAGATCGATTCTTGACAGATTCCATGAGCTGCCACAGGCTGTTGTTGCGCTTGCCACGAGGAGTGGCGGCAACCATCAGGCGCTTGTGACCGTTTTCGGAGTCGATGATCGGTTGAAGGCGCGGGATCGGGTCTTCCTTGTTGAACAGGCTGAGCTCAGTGAACGAGTAGTCGTCGAACGACGTACCAACACCGTTCTGGCCTTTGCCAGTCTGGAAGTAGCCCATCACCTTGAGGATGGACTTGTTCTTAAACCGGCCTTCCATGACCGTGTCTTTCCAGCTGACTTCAGACTTCGGGACGTTGTCCTGAAGCATCTGGTACTGCTGGCCGGTCACAGGATCGTTGTAGGACTTATCCCACAAGATGTTGCGGATGGACGGGTTATCGGTGCCGATGTAGACACCGGTGGTCTTTGGTCGAGCGAGCCGTGCATGCACGGTCTCCATCGACATGCCTGTGTCCTTGCCCGACTGCCGAGACATGACTGCAATACCATAGCGCATGCGTTGCCACATCTGGTGCAGCTCGGCCTGATAAGGTCGAGGCACGTAGTGCAGTGGGAATTTCACTTGAGTCCAATCATGTGATGAGCGGGCGGGACTGGGGGCTCCCGCCCGCTCTGCTTGTTAGCCCTGGCCCTGCACCTTGTGCAGGAACGAGGCACGCTCGGTCGCGGCATTGAGCGCCTGGCGGACCTGAGTCCACTCGACGCCGTCGTCTGCGATCTCGTCGATTGCCTCATTCAGCTGGGCGACCGCCTGCTTCAGCGAGACCTTGGGCGCTTCGGCTTCCTCGGCGGCTTCGTCCGCTTTGGTTGCCGATTCGTCCTTGGCGTCGGTTGCGGGTGTCGCCTTGGCATCCGGCTTGTCCTCGGTCTTCGGCTTGGTATCTGCCACTTGCTTCTCCTTTGTGGGTTAGAGGATCAGGTTCGACGGCATGCCCATGGCGTTGAGGAAGACCGAGTAGTCGTCGCTCTCGTCGCCAACCATGCCAGTCTTGGACTGGATACCCGCCTGAGGACCGGCGTCAGTGGTGAACTGACCGCTCTCGGTTCGGGGCTGGTTGGCAGCATTCTGTCGCTGCTGATCCGATCGAGCAGCGCCTCCATTTGCGCCTGCCCGAGACTTGGCGAGGTCCGCACGGACCGCGTTGATGATCGGCTGCATGTTAGCGTGGAAGCCAATCACACGATCTCCGACCTTGTAGATGTAGTTCTGGCCGATCTCCATCACACGGGTCGCGAGCTCGCGGTCGAACTGGTTCCCGCCAGGGATCAGGTCGGGATTGTTCTGGAACAGCATGACGCTGTCCTGGACGACCGACATGACCGGTGCAACGTCACGCTGACGCTGCTGGACGAACCGGTCGACCTCTTTTTCCATGAGCTGCTTCGTGGCTTCCTGCCAGTCGCGAGCTTCACTGGAGTCGCGGAGCAGGATATCCGGCTGACCCTGGATGGGGTTCGGAACCTTGCGACCAGCGAGCAGGTACGGGTGCATCTCGAGTGCTTCGAAGTACTCGGGATTCGCCGTCTTGCGGAACTCTTCCCAGCCCTGAGACTCGAACGCAGTCTTCAGGTTGCTTTCGATTGACTCTCCGACGGTGC